ACTTCTTCTAAATGCTCTACAACTTGTCCCATAATTAGTCAATTATATCCTATTCTTATTTTTTGGCATTGCTCTTATTCTATCTGGATTAAAGGATCTATGCTTTGATGGCACACCCCGCTCTAACTCATAGCAGTCGATCCACTCTATCCCAGAATCAATTTTAGTCACATGGGCCTTAAACTTAAACTTAGTCCCATGCTCACCACTAATTTTAATTACTTCTCCGCTTTCAATCACCCTGTTTGAATCTGGAATTTGATAGTTATCAGAAGTAACGAAAAGATGTTCGTTAGGATTCACACTCTTGTGCTTTTCCCTACGTCCCATTTTGTTTCTCCAATCTTTCAATCTCTCTATTAAGATACCAGACTGCCTTTTTAAGATCCTCTATTTGCTTTCCTTTTAATTCCGATCTCATAATATACTTGATGGCGTTGCCTAAGCAAAATCCCATGTGCTCTGTTATTTGAATAGTTTCTATCCCGCTGGGATGAGAAGTGTAATGAATTGGATGGTTTACTTGATCATTCATCTTTTTTTCCTGTAAAGTATTTTTCATTTATGTTTTCAAATTCTATCGCAATTGGAGTCTCAATGTCAATACTTTTTAAAAATTGATTGATATATGCATCTTGAAAAAGATTTGCAGACTCATATGAAAAAACAATTGCATTTTTATTGGTCAATATTTCTTTTAGGTTTTTAATTGCAATATCATTTTCTTGTATTGCTATGTCCGTATATGGCTGATGTGCTCTTGTCTTAGATTGCAAAGAACAATTTATATCTCTTGAAGTAACAATAACAACATCAAAGTCTAGTGTATCTTTCAATGATGGGAATATTCTTTTTTCTAGTCGTGATCCATGAGGAATACTCCTATGTGTTACAGAATATTTATCGGACTTTATTACATCTTCTCCATCCCAATCATCTATGATATTTATTAGTCCAAGATTTAAGGCCATTAGACGAGCAACAATTCTGGTACAAGTTGATTCAAGACCAATGACCAGATACCTTTTCATTTTATACCAAACTTTTTCATTTGACGGTATATTAATTGTATACTAACGTTGCATTCTTTTGCAACCTCTTCTGGGGTTTTTTTATCAAGGTGTATTCTTTTTCTTAAAAATGCTTCTGAGTGGTGCAAAGACCCGCCTCTGGGCATATAACTCTCCTTACTGTGAAAATATTTTATTCCAATTTTCTAGACTAAAAACGCCTATCGCAATGGCATCGGCTACGTCATCATCATTAATCTTTAAGTTGTATTTCTCATTAACAAATTTAATTGTTTTTTGTTTTCTATATAATCTTTCTTGTGACTTGTACCAAGACTCACTTTTCCCAAGAACAGATGAGCGAATTTTTTGTTTTTCTTCTGCGGTTAGTCTTTTGTTGCCAATGGCGTTCTGCCATTGCATAGGGCTTACGCTTTTTATTTTTTTAGCCCCAGAAGCACCCAGGGAAGAGCAGATAGCCCCGTGGCTCATTGCAAGGTTTGCCGCAGTCTTGGGTGAGTTTAAATATACAACCTGCTCTATTACTACATGGTCTAAATAATTAAAATTATCAAAAAAACTTTTTGTTTTATGCGAAACGTCTATGATTTTTTCATATATGTCATTACCAAAATATTTTATTTTTCCATATTTAATTAATTGATTATTTTCAAAATATGCAAAAGCAAGGCTGTTAGTGCTGGCATCAATAGAGCACAAACTATCAGGTCTACTTGTCAAATTTTTCATAATCTATTATCCCCTTGAGTTCTTTGAGTGCGTTCACAACTTGCTTACTGCTCACTACGCATGAATTGCAAAACTTAGATTGGCTATAAATGCTTATAATTGTTCCGCATCCTCCAGAGCAGCGCTTTTGTTTTTTGCCTTGACTTAATCTTTTCTTGGCCCTGTATCTTGCGTTGACCTTTTCTTTTGTTGCAAACTTTCTGCACTCTGGGGAGCAGTAAATCTGATAACTAACGTTGGGCTGGAATTCTGATGAACACCAGTCACAGAACTTCATTCAAGGTACTCCAATGGATCTATCTTTATCGTGCCCTTGTCTGCTGACAAACATGTGTTTGCTAGTGGGCACCCCTTGCATACCTTTGAGTTTGACCTATATGTCTTTTTGGGTATTTCCCCAGACTCCCACTGGGTTCGAACCTTCCTCATCCAATCAAAAGCATATTCTCCCCATGCCATCTGCTCTTCCGTCAACTCTACCGTAATTGCATGAAGTTCATGAGAGTTTTTGTTTTCATATAGAAGTAGGCCAAGTTTTTTTCCTAGAACCTTCATGTAGACAATCAACTGCATCAAGTGATAGTTGGGCGGCTTTGCATGTTTACGATAGGAAAAGGCTTCTTCCCTCATGGTCTTAATTTCAACCACTGGCTGCTCCTCTCCCCACTGAACAATAGCATCAGCAAATCCAAAAATTGGAGGATCTTGAGATACGATTCTCTTTTCCTTTTCCACCATTATCCCTGAGTCTTCTATTGCCTTCTGAATTCTCTCATGAGCCATAGTCCCGCTGCTCATGTTCGCCACAGCGTAGGGACTGTTGTCGGAAGTAAAGTCTGCCCCAGAGAATGCTAGGAACCAATATCTTGGACATGCCCCATTGCCATATACCAGTGAGGAGGGGCTAAAGGTCTTCTTTGTTTTAAAAGATGTGCCCTGGTCAACTAGGTATCCTTCTTCAATTTTTGATATAAGGGCTTTTGTATCAATCGGACCCTCGGGCTGCTTGTCTAGCATTTGTTTTAAAAAGTTCGTTGCCATTTTTTTCCCATCTAATTAGAGTATAATTATATCATCTTGATTTTTTATCGTAAAGAATATTTTAGAGTCTGACAAAAATTATTGAGCGATTCTGCTGCCGTATAGTAAAGGTTTTTCTTTGCCCTATCTGATTTATCTACGTTAGCCATATACGTTGCCCTTAGGCTGAGTTTCATTTGAATACCCTGAAGTCTCAGCAATTCAACTTGAGCAACTTGAACAGGTATGTCTGGCTTTAAAATAATCTTAGCAATAAACTCTAGCGCCTGAGTCAATTCTTGGTCTTGCATATATTCTGCAACCTCATATAGATCATTTATTTCTTCAAGCGCTGTCATCGATTGCCCTTTCCATTATATCCTCGAACATAGATTGCTCTATCACTACAAGACGAACCTTGCGTCCTTCTGGGCCTAGGGAGAGGTGGAGCAGTGGTGACTTATTTTTATCAGTCTTGATGGCGTCTGTGCATAATTTTGCCCAGACACTTGGAGTAATACGAAATCCATTTTCGTAAGACTTTGTGTCTACTATAAAGTCAGGAAGGTTGCCATCTGCCTTCTGGTATTTGCCACGCCCACTGTTACGGTGGGCCTTAGCACCCATTTTATTTAATTCGTGCCTTTCTTCTTTTGCATAATCTCTCATCCTCAATACCCCTTAATGTTCAAAGAAACTTTTGAAGTATGCTTTTTTTCACAAAACCATGTAAGGTCCAAGGTATCTTTCCACAGCCTTAGTTTGTCTACACTTAGATCGCATTTTTGACACTTAAATTCCCCAGGGAAAACGCTAAACTTATTCACCGACAACTCTATTCTTTAGAAAATCTTGAAGATCTAAGTCTTCTCTTACTCCTGCAATAAGTTTTTCTCTACCCTGAAACCTTTCTTCATTAACGGTATACCATGCTCCTGCACGCTCAACAAAGCCTCTTAACTCAGCCGTGCCAACAAGGTCTGCAATCTGATCTATTCCGACATCCTGTCCTCTAAAGTAAAAGTCGTATTCTCCTGTTTGAAATGCTGGAGATGTTTTTGAAAACTGAACATCCCATCTAACCTTTCTCCCAATCTTTTCTTCAATGATCTTGTCTCCTGAGTAAATCTTTCCCTTGATGGCCTGATTGTCAGACTCAGAAGAAAAGAGTTTTATTATGGTAGAAGAGTAGAACATAACTGCCTTACCTCCAGTGGGTATCTGACTAACATACATAGATCCAAGGTTGTTCCTTACCTGACTGATAAAAACTAGCAGTGTAGCGCCGTCTTGGTTGTTTGCGTAGTTGAGCATTTTTACTGCGTTGCTCATATCCCTAGCCTCTGCACCCATCTGCTTAGTGTTCTCTAGTTGCTTTAACTCATTTGAATCTTTTTCAAAATAAATAGCGGGGAGTAGTGCAGATATTGAATCTACAACAATTAAGTCTACTCCCGCCTTCATCAAGTCAGTACCTACATCTACCATATCGTTGACTGTTCTTGCGGTAGAGACAATAAGTTTTTCTGTGACTACCCCCAAAAGTTCGGCCCACTCTGGAGAAAATGTCATCTCTGCATCTATCCATGCACACACCTTGCCTTCCTTTTGTGCATCGGCAATCATCTGTAAACAGAAGGAAGACTTTCCGCTTGACTTATTTCCGTAGACAAGAATCTGTCTACCATAAGGCAACCCTCCGTTGAGCGCTAGATTTAAGCCAAAGGATGGTGTTTTTGCAAACCTAGTCTTCTCCATTTCAGAACCCAGGGATACTTTTTTTCTTAGTTTAGGGTTTAGATTTGCAAGGACTTCTTCCAGGTCGCTCATGCCAGAACGCCATGCATCTTTGGTCGATCAGAATTAAGGTTCATCTTTTCCCTGACCGCTTGCGCCATTGATTTATCAACATCATTATTTAATCTCATAAAACTATAAAGGTCCATGAGACGAATAAAAATATCCGCCATCTCATCAGCAACTACATCGGCTCCTTTATTTTTTCTTAGTGCTTCTAGAACTTCTGTAACCTCTGAGTGAATCATCGCTAGTTGCTTCAACTTGAACAGGATAAAGTCTTGCTCCTCCATTCTTTCTAGCGATTCATAAAAACCCTTTGCTACTGCATTGCTGTGTATAGTAAAACCAACATCGTCTAAATCATTAAGCATTAACAACCTCCTGAAATTGATTAGTATAAATTCTTTTTACCCAGTCTAAAAATTCTTCGGTGCTGTGGTCCCATTTTGCTTGATTGCAGTGAGAGCAGCATGGCACTATATTTTCTTCCACATATCCCTTTGCTGAGTCAACTCTATCTATTCCGGACATGGGGAACTTAAAGCCCCATCTCTTGTGGTGAGATGGACGCATTTCTGGTTGTATGCCACAATAATAACAATTTTGCTGAGTTACGTCAAGAAACTGCTCGTAACTTAGTTCCCACTCAAGATTTCTTTTTTTT